ATCGGTAGGGGATGTGATTCGAGTGAAGGCTCCGGCCGGCGTAGACTCTACAAATACCCTTACCGTTGAAGGATACGCAGAACAAACAATCGACGGAACCAAAAGAGTGGTTATTGAATCTCCTTTTGGGGCCATAGCGTTGTGTTATGTCTCTTCTGGATCATATAGAATATTCTAATTTTGTAAATGTTTTATAAAAATGACCGCAGTGTTGTATTCGGACTATTAAAAAAGTAATTTGAGACTAGTAAAAATACTATTTATAAGCGAGGAAGAGTGTTAGCTCTTCACTCAAATTTGGATAGATGTGCGTATCTATCCAATAAACCATAAAAAACTATAATATGGAGGGTTTTATACATGGCTTATAAATTTCAAAGAGGGTTAGCTGTTCTTAGCGGCTCCCTTCGTCTTTCCGGTGCGTTAAATCCGGATACCGATGATGCTTTCGACTTGGGTAGTACTGCCTTACAGTGGAAAGATCTTTACATCGATGGTACCGCATATGTTGATGCGCTTGATCTCAACGGTACTGCAGTTTCTTCAACCGCTGCTGAGCTTAACTTGCTTGATGCTGTTACTCGCGGTTCTATTATTTATGGTAACGCTTCTGGTGCTACCGCTAGATTGGCCGCAGGTAGTGCTAATAGGGTTCTTTCTTCTGATGGAACCGATATTTCCTACACTCAAGTTGCAACAGCTATGATTGCTGATGACGCAGTTACTCTTGCAAAAATGGCTGGTCTCACAAGAGGTTCTATCATCGTTGGTGATTCCTCTGGCGATCCTTCTGCTCTTGCAAAAGGTTCTGCTGCACAGTTCCTTCAGTCTGACGGAACTGATCCGTCGTATGTTTCAATTTCCGGTGATGCTACTGTCGCTGCTGGTGGTGCTCTCACTATCGCCAATGACGCTGTTGAAAGCGGAATGCTTAACGACAATGTTATCTCTGGTCAAACTGAGTTGGCTCAAGGTTCTCTTGCTGCTGCTGATGAGTTCTTAATCTCTGATGCTGGCGTTCTTAAGAAATTTGGTGTTGATAGTTTGGCAAAAGATGCTCTTGCATTAGTTACTGAAGCCGCAGCTGACGTTGCTGCTGACTACATTGCTTTCCTTGATGGTGGCGCTACTGGCGAAACTAAGAAAGAAAGCATCGCCGATCTCGTTTCGAGTATGGCAGGCGGTGGTCTTGCGGCCTCTAGTGGCCAACTTTCGGTCCAGGGCAACACTGTTACGTCTGGTTCGAACCCACAGCAGACTCTTGTTGAAGGTTATAATGTTTTCGGTGCAATCACCGGCTCTATTATCGCTGATGTGCCTGCGTCTCCAAGTGTTGGCGATGTTGTTACAGTTAAGGCTGGAAACATCACTAACAATGGCTTCATCAGAATCACCGCTTCTGCCGCTGTTCAAATTGACGGCGAAGGCTTCATCGTGGTTGAATCTGCTTATGGTGCTGTTAGCTTGGTGTATGCCGGAACTAACGACTGGCGAATCATCTAATCAATATATACCAAGTTTTTCTTGGTTATTTTGGATGTCCCTCAATTGGGGGGCATCCTTTTTTTTATCAACTATTTATTGTGGAGAACAAAATAAATGGCTTATAATGTTGTTAAGGGAATTGTTGAAGGATCGGTTGATCAGGAGAACGATCAGGAGATCCGCGGTGTTAAAATTTTTAAGAGCACAATTAGCGCTAGTGTGTTTTATGATACAGATGCGCGTAGTCCGTGCGCAACCGAAAATAAAGTAGCTCTCACTAAGTTGTCTAATTCAACTTTAAACGGCGTTCTTACTTATCAAGGCGATAAAATCGCTAGAAGTAATTATAACTTAACATTTGACGGGAACATGCTGTCTACACCGCACCTTCATGCTGCAAAGATTACTGGTTCTGGCGGCGGCTTATGGGACGTCCCGGCTGATGCACTCAGGGGCACTGTCCCTGCAAATTCTATTCGCTATACTGATGGTCTTTATGACTATCGAAGCAGCTTAAAAGTAAAAAATGGCTTTGGGATCATGGTAAATGACGACGGTGTTTCGGTACACCTTCATACAAATAGCGGTTTGGGAATTCGCAGTCGTAAATTATCACTTGATCTTAAAAATACATTAAAAATTAATGAAAAAGGGCAGAATATTAGCGATTCAGATCTTATTGTTGTTCATGATACAATGCGCGACGAAGTTAGGCATTCAACATTTAAAAATTTATATGATGGGTACTTGGTACACAAAGTATTACGTCCGCAAGGGCCACAGAACAGCATTCAAATTAATAACGGCAAAAACTTAGCCGGCTCGCCTGCGTTAACATTCGATCCACGCGCAGGAAAATTACATCTCCACGGGGAACTAAGAGCATCAAGCGCTATTGTCTCGCAAGATTTAGAAGTCTGCGGGGATTTGAAGTGCACTGGTGCTGTTTTTGGCGATATAAAATGCATTAAAGATGCGCGGTATAATTTTGGAATAAAAGATAATACAATCCTATTTGATGCTAGCGACAATAAAATTGTAGCAACTCTCCCGCCGGCAAAAGAAAATAGCGGTCGGATAATAACAGTGAAGAGAATATGTTCCGATCAAAGCAGGTATAAGATTGCTGCAAATCACATCCTTACAATCAATACCGAGGGCGAATTAATTGATTTTTTTAATGAAATTCAAATTAAATCCAATTACTCAATACGCGCTTTCCAGTCTGATGGAAATAAATGGTGGATTATAAACAAGAGTGGTTCATAATATTGGCGTTTTGTGTTAAAAACCACTATTTATTTTGAATTAGTATTATTTTAGGAGTTCTTGTATGTCTAATTTATTAAAAGAAGCTATTGTTGACGCAAAGGCGCTAAAAGAGGCAGCCCTAAAAAATGCTGAATCTGTTATTATTGAAAAGTATTCAGCCGAGGTAAAGGATACCCTCGATAAACTTTTAGAGCAAGATGATTTAGATCTTACAATGGGAGGCGATGTTGGCGCGCCCGAGGAAGCTGAAGCTGATCCTCTTGGCGGCGACGATTTGGGCGCCTTAGAAGATCCGGCCGATCCGGCTGGTGCCACGGCACCTGAAGAAGTTGTATCGGACGAGGATGTTCCCCTTGCAGCGCTTGATGGCGTTGATATCAGCGATAAATCTGCCGATGGCGAGCCTGTTGAGTTTGATTTAAATCTTAATACACTTAGAGAGGCGGTTGATGCTCTTCAAAATACTTTGAACGAAGACCAGGAATTTGAATTCGATCCGAGCGATCTCGCCGCGGCGCTTAGCGATGATGATTTATATGAGGGCGCCCTCGACACCTCCGGCGAAACCGCCGGCGAAGAAGCCGCAGAGCAAGAGAAATCCGCTGACGACTCAGCGAAAACACTTGACGACGACGATCCCAATCCCATGGAAGAATCAAAAGATAAAGATGGCGATGGAAAAGTTGTTCCCGACTGGGCCGATGAGGATGATGTACCCAAATGGGCCGACCAGGACGATGATGACCCCGAAGTCGGTGATGCCCTTGAAGAAGATTTAGATGGATTAGTAGACGCTATTGCAGAGCGATTGACTGTAGATATGGGAGCCTCCCTTTCCGGCTGGGCCGGCCGCTCCTCCGAAAGTCAGAAGTGGGAAATGGAAAAAGAAATGGCCCACCGCCGCAGTACAGATGTCGAAGATGAAATTAAGACTTTGAAAAAAGCTTACGAAGAGTTAGTTTTTGAAAATAAGCAACTCAGTATGCAAAACAAACAATATAAGCAAGCAACTAATGAGCTGAAAGAAGGATTACAAGATGTAAATCTTTCTAATGCTCGTTTGCTTTATACGAACCGTGTATTAAGAAATACCTCCTTGAATGAGCGACAAAAAGAAAGAATTGTCGAAGCGATTTCGAACGCCGGTTCAGTTATGGAAGCACGTACAATTTTTGATACGCTTCAAAGCACAGTGGAGTCGAAGCCTAAGCATCGGCCGCAATCACTAAGCGAAGCAATTACTCGTCGTTCTTCTGTAATTCGTGCTTCTCGTCATGAGAAGCCTTCTTCCGATCCTTTCCAAGATCGGATGAAGAGACTAGCTGGAATAAAAACAAAATAAATAAAATCATTATATAAGGAGGTGATTAATTATGGCTGG